GGAATTTTAATTCTAGAAAACAATGGATGATATTCACCATCAAACTCTTCTAGCACTGTAGGTGTTGTGAATCTGTATGCCATTGTTCCTCCAATAGGTTTACTGATAAGCAGGGGCAAAGCCCCTGCCTACCCGTCAATCTACTGATTAGACAGTCTGACGACCTGATGCTGCGGTCTCGATGCGAACCAATGCTGGTGTGCGATAGAGAGCCCAGTTGATGATTCCGTACCAGCCTGCTGGTGAGAAACGGTTGAAACGGTCCTGGATAACTCCAACTTCCATTCCTGGTTCCTTCCATACAGCCTCAGCAAGTGACTGTGCACCTGTGACGTATGTGTGGTAAACGCGAATCTGTGATGAGCCAGCGCCTGTTCCAGCCTGTGCGTTTGTGCAGTTTGCTGATTCGATGAAACGAACGCCTTCCCATGAACCTGTTTCTCCGCCGTAAAGTGGAGCAGCATTCTGGTACTCATGTGGTGTACGCCATACGTTGTTACCTGTCTCTGTGCGAAGGTCTACAGATACTTCTGGGTGAATGTATGCAACAAACATTCCAGCAGACTTGTATTGAACTCCAGCAGCACGCATCTTGGTAACTGCAGTGCGAATAGCAGCAGACTTCATTGTGTCGCCACCTGCGATTGTGTTCTTAGCAGCAACTGTTCCAACGCCTTCATATACGTTTGAAACTGCACCTGAACCGCCAGCAACGCGAACAATGTTTGCGCCTGCGTCCAACTTAGCAACGATAGCGTTGTCAAGTGTCTTGGACATGTTGAAGCCAATTGCGTTAGCAACCCATGGGTCGATGTTAGCAATTGACATAAGGTTAATCTTCTTGACAGGAAGCACTGAACGTCCGAGTTCAAGTTGTGCTACGTCAATGTATGATGTTGCTGGGATTGCAACTGAATCTGGGTCAACAGTCTCTGAGAGAGTTGCTCCTGCTACAGTTGTATCAGCAATATCGTTGTTGAACTGGAAGCGAATGGACGAACCATTGTGTGTAAGTGAGCCGACCTTCTTATCAGCAATCTCACGGAACTTAGGCAACACGCGGAGGTTGGTTTCAATCAACTTATCGTATGCTAAGGTTACAAGGTTAGTACCATATCCAGTGGTTGTGGTTGTAAAGACATCTGCCATGACGGCGATACCTCTTTCTTAGTCTTGCATCTTGTTAGAGATGCTTTGGATTATGGACAGTAATTCTTCTTCAGAGTTTCCGTTATAGTTTTGTAACATATCAACATATTCATCTGAAACGTCGGGAGTCGCGGCAAACTGTGTAGCACCGTCCTGACGAGAAAACTCTCGCACAGCCTGTGGTGTAACAGGTTGCTCTACTTCTGGTTTGTACCCGACAATATCTCCATTCTCAAGAAGCCATTTATTAACAGCGTCTTCATTGACTTCATCTAAATCCTTAAGGATTAGACGGGCAGCCTTGGAGTTGACTCCCTTAGATTCTAGGACTGTCTTGACGGTTGACTCTCTTTGTTGGCGTTCGAACATTTCCAACTTTTCAGTCAGTTCCTTGATTCGTTTTTCATCAGCCTTTTTTGCTCGACGAAGGTCTTTAATACCATTCGTCTCATCATTGTTAGCATCTTGATATAAATCAAGGTCTTCGTCATTGTCCCAGTCGTTGTTGCTTCTCATGCAACCTCACCCTTCTATTGTTGTTTAGTTCGCAGACCACAGTGACAGTTCGGGGAAACTGGCTGGCTTCTACTCCTAGTCTTATACGCCTGACGGGGCTAGTCGGTCCGTCTAGGGATTCTAAAATGCGCCCTGATTACCAGTGGCTTTACCTGTACGCAAGCGTCCAGATGAACCAGCAAATTGGGCTTCTTCAAGCGCAACTAATTTCTGTCGCTTGCGCTGAGCAGATGCAGTGCCTTTAAATACTTCTTGCTCTGCAATATCTTGTGTGTAGGTATCCTTATAAATTTCACCAAGTTTGGTTGCTGTTGGAAGGATTGTCCCAATAGCCTGATAACCCTCTTGAGCCTGCTGCTTGGTAACACCAAACTGTGCAAGTGCAGTTGCTGCATCAACACTTGTCTTAAGACCCTGTGCCGTTGCTGCTGCACCAATCTCAGCACTAGTTACCTTCTCTTGTAACTTAGGTAGATTTTCTTTTGGATTCAAAAAGTATGATACTAAATCATCATCTGTAATATTATAGAAAGACCTTAATGTTGTTTTTATAGAAGGGTCCGAATTAGTTACCCTAGTTACTACGGTATCAATACGGTCTTTAAATTCAACTGCAGATATATCATTGCCAATAATATCTGACATAGCCTTTTGCTTTGCTTCTCTTTCAATACCAAAGTAGTTTTGCAAACCATATGAGCGAAGTGTCTCAGAGTAAGCGTTTTCAAGATTAAGATATTCAGCCTCAGAAAGAACATTCAGCCCAACCTTACGGCGGATTTCATTACCAGCAAAACGCTTTTGGTATGCAGGTTCTTTACGAAGTTCCAGTGCAGCCTGATTAGCACCAAGATTTCTATCCATGTAGCCCTTGATTACTGGCACTAATTCATCAAGACCGTAGTCTTTAAATGTCTGCTCTAGAAGAGCATAAGCATCTTCATCTACAGTAGTCTTAGTTGTGCGACCAGACTTAATAAGAATCTTAGATGTGCCATCTGAGAAGAAACCAATAACGTTTCCATACTCATCTGTTTCAGTGCTTATAAGTTTAACGTCACCCTTATCGCCATCATCTATATTCTCATCAAAGCCGCCATCGCCATCATCACCAGTATCTATATTGCTAGTGTATGTAGTTTGAACAATAGGACCAGTTACGTTAGATGTATCTTCTGCTCTACGAAAATCACCAGGACTGTAGCGTTTTTCTTGTGGTGCTGGAGGCACATTTGCAACAGGTGGTACGTATACATTAGACAGTGGATTGCCCTGACCATATGTAAAGGTACTTGAAGATTGAACTGGTTTTGGTGTAGCCTGTCCGAATGGTGTACCCAAACGATTGGCAGCAGCAGAACCTTCTTGTCCAAATGGAGTACCAAACTCATCTCTTTGCGCTCTAGCCATTATGCCATCAATCCGAATGACTTAAGGATTTCGTAGGCATAACCTGACGCTTCTTCCTTAGCACCCTTTGTCTTTAACCAAATTGGTTTTGTTTTTGGGTTAGTACGTAGCAACTTCTGATAATCAGTTAGTGTCATAACTCCATCTTTGCCTTCATTCTTGAGGGCTTCTTGAATGTCTTCATCAAAAATACTAATAGCATTATCTGGCAACTCAAGAGTCTGACCTTTGTAGTACGCAAACTGACTTGCAATATCAGATACCTTTACACCCTGCTCAATAAGCGGGGCTAGTTTTCCATAAAAAGCCTTTGACATCTCTTTAATTGAATTCTTTTGAGCATCAAGAGTTCCTTTTGTAAGGGTGCTACCTGGTGTCATGCCAGACATAACGCTATCAAGTGCCTGCTTAGAATCATATTTAATTCCATAACTAGCAGCAAATGCTTTTAGTTCTGATACATTTCTAGCAATAGTTCCATTGCCAGATGTAATCTTTTCAATAGATGTACCTCTGACTGCTGGCTTTAGAACCTCTGAGCGAATGCGATAGTAGTCCGTTTCATCAAGATACTCTCCAGTAGTTGTTAGTACTCCACCAGATTTTTTAGTTCTCTTGATTGCTTCCTTTTCTTCCTTGTTTACTTTATTATAGTAATCAAGTTTTTCTTCAGGAGTAGCCTTGCGACCAAGCATATCTATAAAAAATTCATCAATATCTTGGTCTGTATTTTTGCGGTCAGTTAGGTCTCTTCCAGCAGATGGTTCATCTGAACCACCAGAGGCTTGAGAACTAATCCATGAATCAAAAGATGATGTTGATGCTACATTTGTATCTGTAAATTTTGATACATAATCTACTGATATTTTTCTAGCAGCACGAACAATTGCCACATTAAATGCAGTGCTATCTTTTGTTTTATATTCTTGCTCAGTCATAAACCCAGCCTTGTAAAGACGGGTTCTAAATTCTTCTAAAGTATTATCATCTACATTTTCTTTTATATATGCCTTGCGAACCTGGTCGGCATCATATACTCTGTAGTCACCTTTTTTATCTACATGAAGAAATCTTTCTCCAGTTCCATCTGAAGCGTTAAGAATCCATGTATTTCCAGATTGAGTTAATTCATACTTTGGCTTTTCTCCACCAAAATCTTCGGTCATATCTTTTACAGTTTGACGTTCATTGGTTAAAACCTTGACCTTTTTAGGGTCTAATTTTCCAGCCATTAGTTGCCTCCTGCAGAGTATGTATCACGTGAATAGAATGAAAGGATTGGTGAAAAGATTGCTCGGTTAGCCTCGCGTAGCGATGGGTCTGATGCAATCAAATCAGACAGGGTATTTTCAATCGCTGCACGTTTTTCTCTCTTAGCCTGAGTAAAGTTCCATACAAGACGCATATCTGGGTTCTTAGAATAAGAGATAAACTCTTGAACTAACTTAACCGCAATAGCCATCTTCTGTTTTGTTTCTTTATTAATAGGGGCAGAACCATCAGTTAAAGCCTGAGATACAGATGAAAGCATGCTTTCTTCAGTTGCTACTTCAAACCCAGGTGTTTCAATAGCAATGCGCAGTAATGGGTTACCATTCTTTAAAGCATTTCTACGATTAGTAGCATCTTTAATAATTGTTTTACGTGCAGATATACTGCCCTCATTTGCTAAGGCTTCTTCTTCTTGACGAGCAATATCAAAGTATTCTTGCTTTGCGGTAGATACCAAGACATTGTCTAGATACTTTTCCAAAGAAGGAGAACTAATCAAGTCATTTGCTTCTAGCCATGTGTATGCTGCAGCATTGTATTCGCCAACCTGTGGCGCAAATACGAATGCAGACTCGCCATATGTGTCAATAAAGTCTTTATTATATCTAGACCAATTCATAACTTCATTAGTCTTTTGAATAATAACCTTAGTTGCACGCTCATTTCGAGAGACTGTATAAATGGTTTTGCGTGGATTCTTGCCAATAAACATAGCGGTTGCTAGTTCATATGGGTCTCCAGCCTCGTCACCATAGGTAGCATATACGCCAGCAAGGATGTCATAAAACTCGGAACGTAAACTAACTATACCAGTTCGCTTAATATAGTTAGGAACTCCCTTACCTTCTCTTAATGTAGGAGAGATAGGTGACAGCATTCCAAGGAATGCACGCATTGCTACTACGTTATGCGCAGCAATCTTGACTGACTTAATAAACTCAGCCTTTTGAACATCAGTTGGGTTTTCTGGTAGTTGTGAATCTTTACCACCAAATGCCTGTATATATGAAATAGCCTGGAATGTAGCACTTACTTCTTGCCTACTTTGTTCTTTGCGTGGCAGGGTATCTCTTACATTCTGTAAGAATAAAGGAATAAGTGCCTTCTTCAAATCCATGTTATCGCCGATGCTACCGAATAGGATTGCATCTGACTTATCCATTAGTTCATCAAGTGGAGCCTTAAGAGGACCTGGAGCATAACCAAGAATTGACCTAACGCTCAAAAATGATAGAGCAGATATAGGACCGCTAAGCCCAGGCTGTCCTGCTTCTGGAGAGAATGATGGGTTAATAAGATTTAACTTAAGAGTAATATCATTAAACTGTGGAACCTTAAATGCAGAACCAGTTAACTTGCGCATTACTGGTTCAACCGCAGAGTTAATGATTGTATCTGTTGGCATAACTAGATACGGATTATCTTCTTCATCATACTGGACTTCGCCTCTTGCGCTTAGTCCTTGATGCGCCAAGCGCATACGATAAATAACTTGTAGTGGCTTTTCTCGCATAAGGCGATAGTAACGTCGCCAGAAATCTTCTGTTGCACGATAAAAACGTGCGACTGTTCTAGTTGATACAGCAAAGTTGGTACGGATAGCAGGGTTATCTACAAACTTGAGAACAGAATCAACTGATTCATTTACCGCAATCTCTACGTAGCGCTTTCTTGCCATGCCCTTAGCAATCTTTTCGATTGTAGCAATAGGCATTTTAGGATTTGACTGAAGCATTTCATTATAGATTTGCTTGTATAGTGCCTTTTCAAATCCTTCGTATGATTCGCGAAGTTTTGTATATCCAGTAAGAACTGCACCTTGACGGAACAAACCGTTAACCTGACGGTCCATTTGCTCCATAAGACCACTGCCAAATTTAGCCCACATGCCTTCTAGTTCAGCCTTTGGCATTAGTTCTGGAAACTCTAAGTTAGTATTAATTTCACCTGTTGGGTGATATTTAACTGTCAATCCTTCAAAGTCTTCAAACTTTAACTTCTCTGCAATTAAAGACCACTTGCCTTTAATCTTATTACCAGTTTCCATCTCACGTGCTACAAGTTCATTGTGACGGGCTACAAAAGCACTCCACAGTTCTTCATTAAATGCTCTTGCTCCACCATGAAACGTTGTTCGCATATCAATAAGCATTGTTTCAATATGAGCACGTGCAATTTCTGCTTCATTAAGACCACGTTGGCTAAAGTATAAAGAGTCACCGTATTCTCTTAAAAACTTGCTTACAATATCTGGACGCTTAACTACAAATGTTTTTGTATCCCAGTCGTAAACAACGCCAATAGACTCAAGCATTTGTGTGCGAGCAGTTGCAAAATCCTTTGGTGTTCTTAAGCCATTATTACGAAAGAATGCATTAACTGGGTCAACTACTGCACCGTCTCCAAGGCTACGGGTATTGTGGACAAACATACGGAAAAATGATTGAAAGTGCGCAAGGGTTAGATACTTATCGTTAACACGTTGAAGTTCCGTTGTTGAGTACGAACGAAACTTTCTTCCCACCTTAACACCAATATCATCAATAGCATTACTAATAACGCTAGGCGTAAATACAGAATCAATTACGTTCTTATCTAAAGCACCAGATATAGATGTACGGGCAGCAACAGATGAAGCCATTGAACTTAGTACATCTGGATGGTCAATGAATAAATCCTTAATATATCTATAATTACCCATTGTTTCATCAACGCCATACATTGAAAAGACTCGGTTAACAGTTTCTTCACGAATCATAAGATTCGTTACTTCTTCTACTGGTATACCTTTGTCATTTGCAATTTGTTCTGGTATAGAACGTCTGACATCATCAGAAAGTTTTTTAGGTGCACCGCCATCACGAAATAGTTTATTAATTGCTGCTTTAAATGGACCAGTTGTTGCAGTAGAACCAGTAAGCGAAGTAAGTACAGCCTTCTCTTTTATAAGTTCTGGGTTAGCCATGCGGAACAAGTCGTTCATTGGTGCGTTAAAAGCATACATAAACGCTTCATCAATAGCAGAGCGAATACCTAAACGTGGGAAAAGAGTTAAGATAGTCCAAATATTTACAAAGTCAGAAACATATTTGTTTCGAGTAGCGCCATCAAACAACGCTGGAATAGAATTCTTGCGTCGAGTCATAGCAGCAACCTGAATAATCTTTTCATGTGGCAAAGTTGCTATGCCATCTGACAATTGTGATGAGTGAACTACGCCACGTGAGCGCAAAAATGGCACATCGTTGACTATATTAAGAATATGTTCGCTAACTTCTGATGCAAACTCTGTAGGTACTTCCGTATCTACAATAGTTGTCATACCAGAATGACGATTAAAGGTTCTATTAAGGATTTCTTCCTTAAGTTTTCTGCCTTCTACTGTTCCATCTAGACCATATCGGCTCATTATTGCAGCGTATAAATTACGCAGCATTACAACCTGCTCATCTACACGTGAATTAAGGAATTCATAAGTAATAAAGTCAGCCATATCACGGCTAAATACTTGACGTGCAGTTAAACGAACTGCTTCTGCAGATTTAATTGCATCCGCACCAAGAAGAATACGCATACCAGATGGGTTGCGTGAAGCAGCACGACCAACAATGTCCGCAATTCTGCGGGCTCTTTTAATATCTTTATCAATTTCTTGAAACTTAGCAATACCAAGTACGTTTACGCCTTGGTCTACATCTTCTCCAACTGTTTTAAGAATGGCAACATTGTCCATTCCTTCTTTCTGCAATTTAGCAATACGTTCTGCTTCAACAGCATTTGTAGAACTTGGATTAAAAATTGCATCTGCAGTTTTAGCAATACCACCAGATATGTGGCGCTGGTTTCTAGCAGTTGCCACACCATTACGCATATAGGTTACACCATCAACACGATTATTTAATATAATGTGGATGTTGTTAACATCTGTTAAAGCAAATCTTTCAGCAGAATCAGCATCAAATGTCTTGGCATTTGCAAATATTCTAATTGTGTCTTCATTAGCAAAACCAGGATAGTTTTGCATAATCTCTCGAACAATTAAACTTTTTTCTGCAGGAGTCTCTGCTTCAGCAAAACGCTTAAAAGCATTTCCTAAATCACCGTCCCAAAGATTTCTTACATCTGGTTCAGCAAAAATAGATTTAACTGCAGATTCGTAGTCACCTTCTCTAGCAATACGTGCTGCATTTTCTGCAATCTTTGCACCCTTAGTAGCAACCTTAGTTGTACCAGCAGTAAAATAAGTTAACGGGTCAATAGCAATCTGATATATAGCATCAATAGAACCACTAGTCTTTTTAATTATCTTTTGGTATTCTTTAACCATTTTAGGGTCTGGTGTTTCACCAAAAATTAACTTAGAAAGAAACCCACCTTTATCTGTGGGTTTAGCCTCAAGAGCGGAACGTACTATATCTCGACCAGGAGATGTCTGTGCATACTTAACATCTTCAAGAATACTATTAAACTTTTTAGAATTGTCAAATGCTTCCATAATGGCACTTGAAATTTTATTATCTATCTTGCCGTACTCCTGAATAATTTCACCTGGAGTTTTACCAGCAAGCAATCCTTTTGCTACTAATACGTTTTCAGCACCATGTCTTTCATTGAGACGCTCAATAGCGCCCTTATCATAAAGTTCCTTGCCTTCGTATGCTTTGCTCCATACGCTACCAGCAAATGGATTTTTTAATTTAAAAATATCTAACGGTTTAATTCCCTCAGTGGCGCTTTCGCCTTGCGCAATTTGACGGATAGCAGAATATGGTGTGTTAAGAGACTTTCCATATCTTTCTGCAACCTTATAGGTTTCAATAATTGGTGAACCTAAAATTTTAAGACCAACTTTAGCAGCACCAAAAACTCTATCGGTAAGAGTAGGGTCTTCTTTTACAAATTCAGCATTTGGATAAATAGCCTTAATAGCATTTTGTGCATCTTCGGATAAAGCACGATATTGCTTCTTTGCTTTATCTGCTTGCATGCCACGAAGTTCTTTAGCCTTTTTTACAGTAAAAGAAAACTGCTCAACAAGATTCTGTTCTTCTAAAGATAAGCCAGCATTCTTTGCTGCAGAATATAAATTTGGATTAAGTTCTCCAACGATTGGATTTAACTGACGAGCCATTAGTACCCATATTCTGAAATAAGAGCATAAAGAAGTTCAGCGTCTCCGCTGGCATCATATTGAGCAATTTTCCTTATAGTAGTTGCAAGAGTAGGTTGTTGATTAGGAAGACTAAGAGCGCTACTTCCTGGTCCAGCACCTAAGTCAATACCAGATGTAATTGGTTCATTTGGTCGTGCAGTAGGAGCCATTAAAGGTGTTGGCATTTCCATTGGTACACCTGAAGGAGCAGATGGCATGGGAGAGCCACCAGACATAGGTGCAGCGGTTTGCTGGTCATATGTTGCCTGTCCCTGTCCATATGGAAGTCCTGAAATATACTTAGCGCCTTGCGCTGGTCCACCATCTGTGCGCTGTGATAGCGCACCTGGTCCTGACATTGGCGCAGGATTCTCTGGCTTACGGTATCCGCCTTGCTGTGCCATTAGTCGTCATCCTCATCATCATACGGAATACTGTCAATTTTGTTTGGCAAGTCTGGAATAATCCAATCTGGATATGAATTCCTATCTTGAATCATTGTGATAGCAATACCTTCAGAAAAACCTGCAACGCGTAATGCTTTATAATATTCATTTACAGCAATACAGTATTTTTCTAATGGGCTGTAATCATCATTAAGTACTGTTGTGACTTTTGTTCTACGTACTGGCTTCTTGCGTGCTGCCATGATTGCCCCCTTAGATTACTCGTTGCTGTCTAACTTGTGCTGAACCTGTTGCTTCACCACTTGAACTCAAGCGGCTAAGCAACATCTGCAAATCTGGTCGTGCTTCTGGAGAAGCGCCTCCTACTGGAGCGCCAGGAGCAGAGGGGACGGGTTGCTCAACTGCAGCCCCAGCAGGAGGATTCTCGGGTGTAAACACTTCCTCAATAACATCCTCAATAGACTTGCCTTCTTTACGTCCCTTAATTGCCATAGCAATCTTTTGAATGATAGGCAGTGGGTCTTGTCCCTGAGTTGCTAACTGCGGAATTGTTTGTGTATATGCTTGCAGTGAACCAATGAGAGCCTTACGAAGTTTCTCAACTTCAATCTTCTCTTGTTCCTGTGTGACGTTAATGCCAAACGGCATTTCTCGCTGAGCCAAGTCAACTGAAATTAGGTCGCCACCCAAAGCCTGCAACATAAAAATAAGTCCCTGTGCTGGATTAAGCCCAGCCAACATGCCATAGCGAACATCTGCAGAGTAGTCACCCTTAATGTCCTTAGATGGTAGGTACTCAATTGCATATGGAGAACCAGCATCTACGCCACGAACTGTCTTTTTAATATCAAATACAACTTCGTCAACCTCAAAACAGGTTGAGATAACATTCTTAAGTGCTGAAGCAAAGATAGCCTGAGCAGATTTAACTTGCGTATCAAAGCCACCCATAAGTGCTTGAACGCCTTGTCCCGTAATAATTGAAGCATCTACGTTACCAGTACGTGATTCTGGATAGCGTGTGCCTGTGCGCAATTCTTGCTGCAATACTTGCTGTTCGCTAAATGCGCCAGCAGGAATAGGAAGTTCGACACGGCGAACTCCAGCAGGATTGTTTGTGCGAATAACACCATCGCCACCAAACTCAAACTCCTGTACATCCGAAGGCAAGACGATAGGTGACTGAACTGACTTCTCCGCTGCTTCCATTGCAAGTAATGCAAAACGATTGCGAAGCAACTGAATACCGAGTACGTCATCAAACTGTCCACGCATCTCGCCATCAACAGATGGACGACGTGCAATGTGGACTAGCATCTTCTTGACTGGGTTTTCCGCAACAGATACTGCGTAGTTTCCACGCTCTGGAATATAAATTACAGATTGTTCTTTGTCGTAGTATCTAATGACAGTTAGGTAGCCATTCATATCCTGGTCATAACCATCATCACCAAGAATGCCATCTTCGTGCTCAGGGAACTGAGCAACAAGTTCGGCTACTGTCATGCGGTATTTCTTAGCAAAAGCAATGCAGCGTCCATAGCGGTCATACTCTGGGTAAGCACCTACAGGGTTTTCTATGCGGATACGCGGCAGTTTTGCCTCTTCGTCGAATTCTACAATGAATGGGACGAAACCAAATGTGATGTACCAATCTGCACCAGTATACATCTGCACTTGCAAGTCTGAATTAATAAAGTAGTTAGAAGCAATACGGGTACGCTTATCAGCAAACCTACGTGACTTATCCTCTACTTGGTTAATTGCAGAACAGTTAATAGCAGGAAGCGGAGCCATTACCTCAGAGAGGTCGCGTGCAACAATGTCAATAAAGTTTGCAACTACGTTAGCGTCTACGCCTTCAGGAAAAAAGTCAGGATAGACGCTAGCAATCTGACCACGACGTACCGCTAGAACATCTTCATGTCTTCCATCGCGCTCACGGGCGCGGTGCTTAAGCGACTCAACACGCGCCGCAATCTGCTTAACTGATAACATTATTGTCCTAACGGTTAATTAAAAAAAATTACTTAGATTTTTTGCTAGCCTTAAATGCTCTAGCGTCTTTTAGTTTACCTTTTGAAATTTGCGATACTGGCATCTTTGATGCGCCTCTTGCAACACTATCAATATAACGAACTTCATCTTTTACTGGGTCATATTTATTTGGCTTTTGTCTAGCAGCAGGCTTTACACGAACAGCAGACTTAGGCTCTGCAAGTGGCTTAGATTTTTTTGCATTCTTTAATGCTTCTTTAACAGACTTGGCGCTTTTCTTTGCAGCAGCCTTTTTAGCATCAGCACGCATTGAAGATTCAACATAGTTACGAGCAGCATACTTACCAGTAGTTGCATTAACTACTGCCTTGCCTACTAACCTAGCCGCTGCCTTGCCAATTCCAGCAAGAGGCACTTCTTGCTTTTTCATCTTCATTTTGCCAGAGTTAATAGCAGCAGTAGGATTTTTAGCAATTTTTGCAAGTCTTTTAATTTTAGCAATTTCTGCTTTAGTTAATTTCTTAGACATGTTAATTCCTATCCATAGTTTTCTCGCCATTGCTCTTGGAATGCATCATCAAGATTAACGGACTGTCGCTTTTTAAGTTGAGCCCTAGTAGCCCAACGGTTTTCTTTATATCGGTTCGTAAATGAAGCCGCTTGCATTAATTCCTTTGCACGCAAAACGGCAAACCATAGCGCCATAACACAGTCGGTCTTACCGCGTGTGTTTGGTTTCCATGTCATCAACTGCTGTAGCAAGGCTTTCATGCCTTCGGAACCTTCAGTGGATGGGAACTCTATTGAGTTGTTATTCTGGAACTTTCCTTCACGCAGCGTTCCAAAGAACGCGGACATAGAAGCAACGCCCAAGTTTGTGTCCCACTTGTTCTTACCAGTAAAGTGTGGCTTTAAAGTACAGCCATACTGGGCAAGCCATTGAATCAAATCATCATCTAGGGCGTAGCCCTTCTGGTGTGCGTTAATCTCAACACGGAATTCATTAGGTCGGTACTTCTCGACCAAGTCTTCAATCGTGTCACGAATCTTTTGTGGCGTAGGCTCAAGCATATTTATACAGTCAAGCACATATATACGACCATCTGCTGCGTTGTAGTTAATAACTACGAATGCAGAGTTACCTGTCATAGCAGGGTCAAAGCCAATGATGGTATAACCGCGCACTTGAGTTGGATGCCCAGGCTTATCAGGGTCTAGCACCCCACGCTTACGCATGCCGTTAATGCAGCCCTGCACCAAAGGTGCCGAGAAGATTGCATCTTCAGTTATATCTTCTTGCTGATATACCAGCGCCCAGGTAGAGGCAGTTACCTCACCACGCCGCTTAGATAAAGCCCGCCCGTCCCACTTAGGATATAACCCATCTTCATCTGGTTCATCTTCATCCCCGTCCCAAGGAATATCAGACTTAGCCCAGAGCGTCTCCCAATCATCAGGGGTCTCGCCATAATTCAATACTGCTGGCATACCCATATAGGTAAATGGGCACTTTCCGTTAGACCAGTACTTAGGGTCACGTAGTTCTTTATAAAAGTCAGTTGCTGCAATACGAGTACCTACGATAAGCAACTTACCGTTCTTGCCCAGACGAGTAATAACTTCCTTCTGGAGCCAGTTAATCTGCTTCTCGTACTCATGGGCGTTAGCCGTAGTAATGCAGTCGTCAAGAATAATCAGGTCAGCACGTGCGCCGTAAATCTGACCACCCATACCAAGGGCTTGGATAGTTGGGTCCTTCTCGGACGAATCACGCGCATCGCCCCCAAGATAGACGGTGTCAACCTTCCAGGTATCTGCATCTGCTTTCCAACCGCCTTCTGGACCAAATGCGTTCTGCATCTTGGCGTAGCGGGGATGGGACAACCTGTTCTTTATGGAATACACGAACTCGCGTGCTTTATTCAACGTCTTAGAGACCACTATGATGCGGACGTTAGGGTTGAGGGCGATACGGTAGGTCGAATAGTTCACCGTGATGACGGTGGACTTGGCATGCTCAGGCGGTACATTGATGAGCATACGAGTAGCGTCCCCAGGCTCATAGGTCATAGCAGGGTGGAGCCAGGAAGGGTCGCGCCCCTCTAGTAGGTCAATCCAGTCCTGATGGTGTGGAAACACCTTAGACCCCAAGAACATCTCCGAGAACTGGCTGAACTGGATTTCCTCCTTGGGAATCCCCAGCGCCTTGATGGAGTTGGTCTTAGCCTCTTCCTTAGCCTGCTCTAAACGGCGGGCAAAATCTGGGTCCCGCATAATCCAGATGCGGGCAGTATCGGGCTTCTTGCCCATCTTGGTCATGGCGTTAGGCAGGGACATCCCCTCGGCTACGAGGTCAAGCACCTTCTGCTTATCCTCATTTGCCCTAGCACGCTT